CGTTGGACTGGCTGCCGGTGTTGCCGTTGGAGGTATTGCCCTCGATAGCGGTCACATATTGCCCGCTGACGCTCTCGCAGATGCCGCAATGGTCGGTCTTGTACGCCGTACCGGGGAAGTCGTAGATCAGCACGTCGCCGGGCCGGTAGCCCTTGGTGACCCACTGCCCGTGTGCCTGCGCCCAGCGCATCAGCTCGCCGCAGGAGGCTGTCTTGCCGCCGTCCATAAAGAGCGTCTTGTCCACCTGCTGGAAGCACCACCATACGAACTGCATACACCAGTACACGCCGTCCATGCCGTAGGCCTTGCCGTACTTCTGCCGGTTGCCGCTCTGCTCGACCGTGCCGATCTCACGGACCGCCACGGCGAGGACGTCACTTGCCTGCGCCATTGGCTTTGTTGTAGCTCGCGGTGCTGATGCCGATGAGCGCGCCCACGAAGGCCACCACGGCGTTGATGGTGGTCGCGACCTCCTGCGCGTAGGGCCAGCCCCAAACGCCCGCCAGCGCGCTGTAGAGCACAGAGAGCGCGGGCAGCGCGATAAGGCACAGCCACTTCAAAATGTCATAGACCTTGTCGTTGAACTGCAGTTTCATTTCAATCGTCCTTTCCTTTGATCTTGATGTTGGCGAGCAGCGCCAGCTCTGCCGTCCACGCGGCGAACCACGCGACGGTCAGGCTGTCCGGCACGGTCTTGTCGTTGGCGGTGAGTACGAGACTCACGATGCAGTACCACGTCAGGTTAAAGATCGCCGCCCAGACGTACTTGTCGCGCTTGCGCATGGTCTTGAGTTTTTCCCGCGCGGACTTATAGAGGTCGATGCCCAGAAGCGTCATGCAAACCACGCACACGCCCGCGAGGATGGTTTCGGCCCAATCCATCAACTTACCACCTCCCACTCGTCGATCTCCGACTTGATGCGGTCGATAAAACTGTTTCCACCGAGGGCCTTGTACCCGCGGTAGAGATAGAGAAAATCCTCCAGCTCGTACTGCCGGATGGTGTGGTCCTCCCTGTGGCGGTAGTAGGTGTGCAGCATGTCGTGCCGGAGCTGGCATTTGAGCGCGTCGGTCAGCTTGTCCAGCCCAAGCAGCTTGTTGCGGATGGGCTTGATGAGCATGGCCAGCGCCGCGAGGATGACCGTGATCTCCGAGCAGATGGATGCCGCGGATGCTAAGTTACCCATTGGCGTACTCTCTCTTTCGTTCAGGATTGGCCGGAGTTGCCTCCAGCCCTACTCACTTGTTCAGCTCCGCGAGCTTCGCTGCAATATCGTCCGGGATGCGGCACTTCTCCTTCTTGACGCAGTAGCCGTTCTCATCGTAGGTAAGCTTGTACTGCGGCAGGACGTAGATCTCCGTGCCGGCGCGCTCAAGGTCGCGGCGCATGACCGGCTGCTTGATGCTGTTCTTGACGCCCGCGCTCTCGCTCAGGCCCGCGGGGGTATCGGTGACTTCGATGGGCTTGCCGTCGGATGCGATTCTCTTGTAAGTAGCCATTGTTTTAATCTCCTTTTTGTTTTATTCGGTGCCGTAAAACAGATCGTTGTAGCACCGATAGCGATATTTGATGCTGCCGGTATCAATGCTCTGATTCGTTTCTCTGCACATTCTCTGCCACTCCCCGCAACAGTCCATTTCAGGACAGCCGCAGCGATATACGCAATTCGGGACGAGTACGTCAGAGAGCTCCGGCTCTACCTCACGCAGTGCCCGCTTGAAGTCCTCCGCATAGGCGCGTGTCTCCGGTGACGCCCGTCGGCAGAGGCGCTTACGCATAGTATCGATCAAGGCCTGTGCGTTTGCTTCCCCGGTAAAGTCTACCGGCACGTCCTGCGGGAGCTTGTCGCGTGGAATGCCCGTGCGGTCTGAACGCTGAGAGCTGATGAAGCATTCCCACTTGTGGCGGCTCCAGTGCGTGGCGATCCAGCTTTTAATGCAGTGCCAGCTCCACTTAACGCGAATGCCGCGGATCGGGCTGTGCTCGGCGATGAGGATATCCCGTCTGAAATCACCGCTCGGCTCATGCCCGAGCGGAGGCTTGGAAACGGTAGCGCGGCAGTCGTCCACGACTTCCGTCCAATCGCCCTTGATTTTGAGGATAATGGTCTTAAAGTCTTCTTTCACTTGCATCCTCGCTTTCGATTCAATAACTCCTGCCGTCCTTTGTTGCGGCCTTTTGCGTCTGCATTGCAGCTAAGTCACAGGCATTCCGTCTGTCTGGGGGACGATCACCACCTCCTGCCTGTTACAATCTCGCCGGGCATCGGCCCCGTCCGTTCCGGCGGCGGAAAAGGTGAAAAGCAATGTGATTCGAGTGATTCCCTTGTCGAAAAAATCAGCCGGCAGAAACGAAATCTCGGGAACTTGGAATGGGCAGCCGAGGATTGAATACGGGTGTCCGCTGGACGCTTGTGGGCTGTTCGGCGGGAGCTGCTTCCTGTGTTCTTGATCTCTCGGAATGCCCGTGACTTAACTGCAATGCACGGCCTCGCCTGATGGTCAGGCGGCTCTTGTTATTTTCACGCGGAAGGCCCGCAGGAGCGCGCGTAGGCGCGCGAGGAGCGATCCGGTACGCTGAGCCGCCGCGTCTTCCAACGCACGCAGGAGACGGCTCTGCGCCGCTGCGCGGTGCCTTCGCTGGCCCCATATCGGCGCCGTTATCAGCGTGCGATCCGGCGTCCGCTCCTGCCGCTTCTGGGCTCCGGAGGCGGTCGCCCTGCGTGCCGCGGCTCTGGCCCGCTCCGGGATCAGATCGTCCGCTGCGTGCTGCCGGTAGAGCGCATACAGCGCCGGCTCGAGCGCGTCCACGCCCAGCAGCTCCACGCCGCTGCCGTCGGTGCAGAGGGCACGGATGCGGCCGGCCGCGCGATGGATCGTGCGGCAGACGGTCGAATGGTCCACGCCCAGCAGTGCGCCGATCGAGCGCATATCCAGCCACTCGCCATAGTAGAGGTAGAGATACACAGCCTGCGTCTCCGTCAGGCGGGAGAGTACATAGCGCGCCGTTTCCGGTGCGGCCAGGTCAAGACGGTTCGGATGCTCGCGCAGATCCTCCTGGCGCAGATCCTCCGCCTTATCGTTAAGGACCTTCTTCGCGCGGAGCAGCGTGCGGGAGACCGTGGCCTTGTTCACGTCGAGCTGCTCGGCGATCTCCGTCGCGGTCTTGCCCTGCAGGAGGAGATCGAGCATTTCGCGCTGGCGGTCTGAGACCGCCGCGCGGCCGCGCCGGAGCGCCCTCATGAGCCGTGCGCGGCTCTCGCCATTGTCCGAGCCGAGGTCATCCCAACGGACTTGATTTCCTTCGAGGTCCGCGAAGGTCACTCCGCAGCGCTCGAAAAAATCAAAGCTGTTGACATCTGCTCCGGCAGCACCGGCGTGTATGACCGTCCGCTTGACCGCCTTGTGCCGCTTTTCCTGCGGTGGGCGAAGAGCTTCCAGCCGCTCAAGGCTCTCGTGGTACATCTCGAACAGGATGCGAAGACGGTGCTTCTGCTCTCCGCGTCTGCCGGGGTCCTGCTCCTGCTTGATCTCCTCCCGGACGAGCTGAATGCGCGCATAAAGCTGGTCTTTCTCCTGGACGGCAGCCTCATAGGCGGTCACGTCAGCCCTCCCAGTCTACCCAGCCGTCCATGTAGACCTTGATCACACCGTCCACGCGGTAGAAGGCGTTGTTGATGAGCGGCACGCCCTCCGTGTATTCGATGGGATTGTCAGCGCTCGCGCCGACCGGAGTCTCCTGCTCGACGTAATCCTTTCGGACGTCCACGTCGTTGACGGTGAAGATCCTCCAGTCAAAGCCGAGCTTGTCGCTCTGCTCCGTGCGCTGCGTGATGCCGCCGGCGGCCCGCACGAGCTTTCCGTCCGTGATCGCGCCCTTAATGGCGTTGAGCTTTTCAGTTTGCATCATAGGTGGCCTCCAGTTCCGCCAGCTGCGCGTTGGCAGCGGCAAGGTTTTCTTCGCTCTCGGTGAGCTGCGTATCCTTCTGGGCGACGGCAGCGTTCAGGCTCTCGATCTGCGCCTGATACGGCGTAACATCGCCCCAATGCTGCTTGTCCGTTTTGAGAATGACGGTAAAGTAGCCCTGCTTTGTGTACTCGATTTCCTGCACGGAAAAGGTGTAGCCCTCTGGCAGTGGGCAAGCCGGATAGTCCGTGCGGACCTGCTCAACCGTGACATTCTGCCAGTCGATGGCCTCGACCGCCTCCAGCGTGTTTTCCTCGTAGCAGCGCTCGAAGATCACACGGTATACTCCATTCAATGCCTGAACAAAGCCGACGCGGTGGCCGTTGATCCTGTAATTCACTCCGTAAAATCCGCTCATATACTCCTCCTTATCCGATCAGCAGCACAGCGCCGTCGAAGGCGGACGATGTGTGCAGTGTAATGGTCCCGTCAGCGGCGATCA